ATTGACCGATAGGACGAATCGCGAAAAGCCCGCGCAAGGGTCGCAGGGGTCAAACGTAGGCGGCCCCCAATCACAGTCAGGCTCCCCGCGTGGGACTTCTTCCCAAATGAATGACAGGCCGAAAGGTCCGTTGTCAGTTGTCCAGAGGCATGAACCATCGACGCAGGCGACCGTTGTTTGTGTCGTGCCCCAATAACCAGCCATGGCCGCCGTAAAGCCCGTCCAGTAACTGGAATCACAGTCGCAGCGTTCGGTGTCTGTCGGGTCACAGTCAACCTCTTCCTCTGTCTTGTAATTGACCGAAAATTTAAGGCAAGTGATTGATGATAGCCAATCCGGGCAACTGCAAGATAACGCGCTGGCCCCCGTGCCGATAAACCGCACACCCTCGCAGGCGTTGGCGGCAGTCGGCAAGCCTTCGGTGTAACTGTCCCAGCCCCAGAATGCCGGGTGAAATCGTCGCCATGCGGACGTAGTGCCGCCGTTGAGTTCAAGTGCCCATTTGCCCAGGTCGCGAGCGTCAAACAGTTTGGTGTATGTGTAGCCACAGACTTTGTAGGCGGCCCACGCGTAGCCCTGCCAGCAGCCGGGAGAGGCCGCCGGGGCATTGGCGCAAGTGTCGTATTCTTCTTCAGTGCCGAGGATCATCAGGACAATATCTTTGCCCTTGATGTCGGTTGAGAGCGTGCCAGAAGCAATAAATATAACTTCGCCAGTTGTCGGGTTTCGCCATGCCTTATAGATTTTCCCTACGGCACCTTTACCGGCGTTTATTTCATAAGCGGGGTCAGTTGTATGTGAAGCCTTATCACTGGTCTCTTCCCAGAGATGCGCCCGGTTTCTCTCGACTCGCACCCAACTATGGGCAGTACCGACAACCTCATTAATTTTGATGTAAAATGAATCGTCAAGCAGCGAAACAGCTTGCCCGTTTGTATTTCCGGCAATCATGGCGGTTGAACCAGTGGCTTAAAGTGTTTGGCGTTCGGGATGCCGTAGAATTGAAATTTAAGCGATGCCAGCGAATTATCCTGCACGCCAATCGACCCATCAAATGAGACCAGACGGGCCGGACCTTCATATCGCAGCGTACCGGCATAGACTGCAATATAATACAGCTCGCCAGTTACAATTGATTGATATGTAGAGTTTGCGGGCCGTATATCATCAGCTTGAATATAACCGTCAATCGTGGCCTCAATGGTGGTGCCGCCCTTGATGGAAAAGTTAAACCCATTAAAGGCGGTGGTCTCGTATGTCTTTATGCTGGAAGTTTCATTAATTTTGACGGTGGCATGATTGAAAATATAGTCAGGCGTCGGGATTGTGCCATTGGCGTAATATGTGCCCATTGCAGCATATTGAACCGATATTCTGCCTGATGGCTTGGCAAGGCCTGAGCCTGTGAACGGTTTGTTAATGGCTGCCATGTGATCGCCTTAGAATGGTGCTGGATTGACTGATGGGCTAACGGTTGACGCCAGCGGGTCGAAGCCATAATAAAACAGCGGATAAGGTGAATTAGCTGTGGTGTGTTCACCATAAGCATAAATGCGATTTTTATAGTTGTCGTATTTATTGCCAGACCAATCGACCGTAATGTTACCTGTTGTCGCGTTTGCTGACGGCTTAATCGTTGCCCATGCATAAGACAGGTCACGAACCACGTTCACACCATTGGCAGTCGTGTTTGATGTGATGTTCGCAGGCTGGACAGGTACAAGATTCCAGTCTATCGGCTTGGCGGTGAAGTGGTGGACAATCTTATACCCTGACGTGCCAAGCGGAGAGATTACGCTGTCAACGTCAGATCCTTCATAAAGCAGTGTGCCCGCTGGCCATTGCAGAATATCATAAAGGTTAATTGTTCCTCGCAACTTCCGCATTTTGGCCAGATCAACTCTTGTTTTTTCAACAAAAGGATATTCAATTTCGATTTTGTCTTTTGATTTAACAATCGGCCTGCCTTTGGGCAGAATTTCCGGTTTGTATGGAGAATTGCCAGTCAGAACAATATCCTTACCTGCTTTGCCGACTCCGTTGTTAGCGTTATCTTGTGGAAAATATACTGTAAGATTGGTTCCCGCCTCATCAAATTCACCAGTGCCATTGACTTTGACATACGCACAATTAATTCCGAAAGAATTGACTGGCTTTAATATCCAATCAATCGTGACCTCACAGGTTGCGGCATTGGAGATTGTATTATTGGCGGTGGTTCCTGCGGTGAATGTGGCATCTGTTGAAACACCACTGGCATTAACGGCATAAGGATAATAATCATTGTTTGGCTTGATAGTTGCCCGCTGGCTGGTTAGCAGACTGTTGTTATTTGCGTCCCTGAAAAGCAGATGTTCAATCTGGTTTTTGTAGTCATAAGACAAGGTGGCGTTAGCGGTCGCGTTTGCCTGAGCGTTGAACCGCTTTACCGGGTCTGTCAGTTCGCGAGCTTTGGTGAGCGTATCGGTGGAATAAGGCGCAATCCATTTTCCGGTATAGCTGCACTGGTTAATTTCCAGAGTGTAGCCAAAGCCTTCTGTGACTGGTATCCAGTTCGGAAACATGGTTTAGAAAGCTCCTGCCATTTGAGGCATACCAATCGATGCCAGCGTTGTTTTTTCGGTTACGCTCTTGGCCCCCTGCGGCCCCTTGGAAGCGATTGTCTGAATCCCGGCGTTGATTTGTTCCAGTACCGCTATTTGCTTTTCCTGAGCGGTTGCCATTACGCCATCAAGCAGGTTGGCAAATGCCGACGATCGCGACTGTGTGGCACTTGCCATCGTTTCGCCACCAGCAGCACCGGGCATGGCTGGGGCGGTTATGGCCGATTTCAATTTATTGCGGGTGTCGGCAATCGCCTGAACTGTAGGCAAAGCCGCTTCTGCCAATGCCGTTTGATTGTCAACCATGCCAGCCTGTAAACCGTCACGGATAGCTTGTATATTGTTTCCTGAGCCAAGCCCGACAGACGCCAGCAGTTTTTCAAAATATTGAGCGACTGAAAGAATTGTATCTGCAACAGATCGCAGCATCAGGCCAATAAAATCCATTGGCTTTTTGAAAGCGGCAGAAACAGCAATGGCAATTTCACCTAAAGCCGATGAAAACGATTCAATGAAGCCAAATGTGGTATCAACCAGAAATGGCAATGCCGACTGTAAAACAGTGCCGACAGAGACAACAGCATTAAAAATAGCCTCGCCAGCCCTTGCCAGCGTGCCATCCTGCACTTTTGCCAGTATCTGGGTCAGAAACCCATTTCGGAACAATTGAAACGCTTGAGCGGCACCTTGCAGGGCTTGCCCAACAGCCTCAGAAACAGCACCGGAGCGAATATCGCCAGCCCGCGAAAGGTTGGCAAAACTCATGCTGGTGCGTGCAAAGTCGCCTCTTGCGCGGGTCGTTTGACTCATGAACGCATCAAATGCGGCTTCGCCTAACGGCTTACCAGATTTATTGAGCTTTTCGATGCTTGTATATACGTTGAACCGCCTTAACGGCTCAATCTGGCCAGCCATCAGCGATTGGAAAGCCGCCTGAACTTCTGCGATGGATGCGTTATCCTGCGAAGCCACGTCAGCAAATCGCATTTGCAATTCCATTGCCTTTTGCGTTGCCACATCCGTTGACGTGCCAAGATTTGTCATCGCCGTAACGATGGAAGAAACGCTATTGAGCGTATCTTTCACGCCACCCATGCCAGCACTGGCCATCGACTGGGCAAACGCTTTTGCCTGGTCGGCATTGGCTCCTAAAAGCACCTCAGTCTTAGAGACCGTTTCATTAAGGTCAGAAGCAGCCCGGATTGCGTCACCAATGCCCGTATTGATGCCGTTTGATAGCATTGACCCTAAAGCCGTGCCGAGGGCTGTAGAGCCAACTCTGGACGCAAATGAGCCGAGCATACCGGCAGCCTTGCCGAGAGCCGTGTTAAGGCCTGAGACATTGCCGCCAATCTGGACAAATAAATCACCAACTTTGGCCATAGTACGCTCTCATGTTTTCAATCATTTCAGCCAGCTCATAATCCTTCAGGAATCCCGGTGGCGTGGATTCTTCGGTCAGGATGGCTGTCAGTTGAATGGGTGTTAAATTCAAAACGGCGTGATAATCCATTTTGAGTTCAACGACACAGTGCCGAATCAGTTTGTGCCAGTTGGTTGGGATGCCTGATTCGGCGTTTGCGAGTTTGGGTCGTCAAGCCTCTTGCCAGTCAACCCATAAACAGCCATCGACGCGAAAGCCTGCGGCGTGATGGATTCGGCAATCGTTTTAATCTCTTGCTCGGTCAGTTCCGGGTGGTTCGGTCTGACCATGCCCTGAATCATTGCCGTTTGAATTTCAATAGACGATTCAATCAATTGCAACCCTTCCGGGCTATCCAGTGCAGAAGGCCAATAAGCACGGGCTTTCATGGCTTTTTCAAAGATGGCGGCGGCCACCTTTTCCGGCTGACCTTCAGCGGCTTCTCTTGCCAGCTTGATCGGGTCTGGCTGCACCTTGCGGATAACGGCTTGAATCTTCGAGCGTTCACCGATTGTCAGGGGTGAAAATTTCAATTCACGCCCGCCAATGGTGAACGTCTCAAAGTCATAGCCTAATTCATTCAGTGGAAATGAGGGCATTAATTAAACCTTGGTTACAACAGCATTGGTTCTGACAGATACATCACCATTAGAAACTAGCGACAAATCAAGATTATGATTGTCGTTCGGGTCAAGCGATGATTCAAACTTAGTGATCATAAATTCGCCGCCGTAGGACTGGCAGCCATTTACGATATTGGCTGTTACATACTGCCCCGGCTTCATACCAGCCGTAAAGTTTGCCGATGCGGTGCCGTTAGCCAGCCCGGAAGCCGAAATATAACAGCTTGCCGATAATGAGACCTTGGCCGCACCTGATGATACAAGCGTGCCGGAGCAGTTTGTCGGAGCTTCGATTTCATTTACTTCATCTGTCAGTGAACCTGACTTGATGGCAAGCTGAAATGTGGCTGGCGTTGTGTCTTGTGTCACCAGCGTGATATTGCCATTCTTGAAAGAGACTGGCCGCCCTAGATGTGCCATTGATAAGCACCCTTTCTATTAGTTGTCAAAGATCTGGACATCCACCGAAAATTCAAACACCCATACATCGACCTGACCGACCTGGGCCGGTTTGGCCATGTTGTCAGGCGATATGCTGACCGTCACGATTTTCTGATTTGTCAACGATTCCATGTGCAGCATAGCCGCCTCGGCCTGCGTCCACGTGGTTTCTGCTGACGATGTAATGATTGATATTTTGTAATTAAACGTATCCTGTTTCATTCCCGCCGAAATGTAATCGCGAGAAAAGCCGGTGGCTTCCAGCACGGCAACAGGCACATTCAGCGGCTCAGGCAGATATTCCAGCCAAAGCGTTGGTAGGTTTGCGTTGGTCTGCCAGTATGTTTGAATTGTTGAAGGTAGATTAAAACTCATGTAATACTCGGTATCGGTAAGCGTGCAACAATCGTTGCGGCTGTGTGATGGCCCATCAATCCCGGCTCAGAAACGCTTATGACTTGCCCGGTGATTGTGTTGCCGTTTGGGGCCGTGACACGAATCCAGTTTGATGTTGTTAATGAAACGGAACCGGGAAGATAAACGCGAGCCGTTTTGGCTGTTTGTTCAATCGGTGCATCATCCCGCGTTTCTGTTCGCAGGTCGCACCTCGCTTTGGTGGTTGAAACAAGCTGAAGCGATTGAACAGGTTGACCCATCGCCCCTCTTGTGTTTGTCTCAACAAAGATTTCAGCAGTTGAGTTAAGAAGATTGTAGGGAATCGTCATATCAGAATGTTCCCGATTTCTTTAGCAAAAACCTGATCAATCTCAGCCGCTTTTGATTCAAGCGCTGGCTGCATATATGGCCGGGGTGCAAGGTTTACCAGTCCCTTACCGCCAAGCTCCTGAATGCGTGCATAGACCAGCTTATTGCCCGGGCCGATCTTGGCTCCCAAGCCGCCTTTTGTCTTTTGAAATACAATCGACCGTTGTAGTGTGCCGGTCTGCTTGTGCGGTGGCGTGCCGGGTTCTGATGCCTGTACCCATCTAAATAGCGGATTGGCATACCAGTAGATGCGATCATTGCTACCCATTGAGCCACCGAGCGTGATCTTTGATTTTTTGCCTATGACCGTTTTTTTGCCTGATAATGCTTCCATGCCCTGCTTAAATCGCAGTTCGGTTTTTTGAGCACCTGATAACTTGCTGACACCGCGGCCTTTAACTTTATTAAGGCCCAGTTTGGCCGTTACGCCCTTACCGCTGACTTTCAACAGCGATATAGCTTCACGCTGCACAATTAATGCAGACTTCAGCACCGCCTTTTCAACAGCTTTGCGATACTTGATTATTGCCAGCTTGCCTTTCCAATTCAGATTGTATTTGTAATTAATCATCCTACCGCCACAATCTTGTAAGGTGCCCACAACATCTGAATGGCGACCGGAATGCTGCCCGCTTCAGGCGTGGCATAACTGACGTCATAATCGCCGATTTTCTCTTTGATGATCGTGCCGCCTGCCGGGTTAGATGTCGCCATCCATTCGGCACACATCGCAATACCGGCCTTGACGCTATCAGTCAATTCGGCACCTGTAAAAGTCCGCCCTGTGAACTGGTCAAGCATGGTCGATGCGGCAGTGAGTAAAACAGTGGCACGCATGGCGGACACACTGCCAAGCGTTTCAGCAAATAAGGCCGCTTCGTTTTGTGTTATATATGCAGGCATAGTACAGTAGTCTTATTTCAGGTGGATAAACAAAGTAAGATGAAAACCGCCCCCGGCTGCCGAAGCATCTGACAACCGGGAACGGCGAGGGGCACGCCCTCAAAACTTACACGAGTTCCTGAATAATCTGGAAGGCTCGCGGATCTCTCACGGCACCGCCAAAGCGGTATTTCACCGCAATACGCACACGGTTGGCATAGGCCAATGATACCTCATCAATCGCGACGGTGAAGCCCTGCCGCAGAAGTAGGATGTATTCGTTAAAATCACCTAAGACAATCGACTTAGGCGTTGATGCACCCGATGCAGGCACGAAGCCGTTGAAGTAAACCGGCTGGCCCATGATGGAAGGCGTAATACCTTGCACATAACCAGAGTCGGCAGAACCTAAGAAAAGGCTTCTGTTGGTGCTGTCATTCAACGCAACCAGCTTGCCATGAGTCGCACGACGCATGACCCATGAAAGGTTCGTCGCGTACTGGTCAGCAAGGGCATAGAAGCCGTCAATCACCTTTGATGCAACCAGCGTGTTATTGCTGGCCGTTTTGGTGATGCCGACTGAACTGTTTGAAATCACACCTTCGGCTTCGGTCGATGCGGTCACACCGTTAATGACCTGATTATCAACCACAGCAGCAAAAGCCTTGCTGGCCTCTGTCTGGATGTAGTTGCTGATGCCTGCCACATCGGCGAAGAAATCAGCCGATACGTCAGTAAACATCGTGCCGGTGTTAACTGGAATCGTTAACTGGGTGAACGGGCCGGTGTCGATCTTTGACAGCGTGGTATTGACTGTTTCACCCATGAACGGGCGGAACGTCGTACCATACTGCGGCGCGGTGGTGAGGTTGTTCGTGTTTGAATCA